CAATGAGTGGTATCTCATCTGTAGGTGGCGTCGGCTCTAGTGCAGTCGAAACCTCCTTCATTCAAATGTATCGGGAGGGCTTTGCCCAGCAATTCCAGCAGTTCGACTCTCGCTTCATGCAAGTGTTCGACGTGGTTCGTCAGGCTTCTGAGTTTGACTACTATGATCGTATCGGACTCGCCGAGGAAATGGAAGAAGTCACGACTCGGTACCATGACAATCCCACGAGCGAAATCCCGCATGATCGCCGTAGAATCGGCCTTCGCGATTTCGAGCAGGGCAAATACATGGAGCCGAAGGATGTTATCCGTCTGGCTTCTGATCCGCGCAATGCCTACATTATGGCGTTCAAAGCTGCGGCTAATCGTAAAGTCGACCGGATTATCCTGGACCGCATTTTTGATGTGGCTCACACGGGTAAGAAGGGCGAAGGTACAGTAGCTTTCGTCGGCACTAATGCTGACAAGGTGACTGTCGGAAATCTTTCTAAAGGTCATTCTCGTCCTATCACGACTGCTGGCCGCTATGAGCTGGAAGCAGGCGATGTGGAAGGAATCGATGTCAATGTCTCTTATGACAAGACTGACACTGGTGTAGCGAAAGGAATCACTCTCGATAAGCTCCAGGCGGCTCGCTTCACTATGGAGCGTCTTGAGTCTGTCTCTGAGGACGAGATTCTCGATTGTTGGATTACTTCATCCCAGGCGGAGCAGCTCCTGAATATCGAGGAAATCAAGAACAGCGATTACGCGGTTCGCAAGGCGCTGGCGGAAGGATCTGTCACGACTTACATGAACTACCGTTTCCGCCGTTCCGAGTTGCTCAAGGGAGCAGGTACCGCTGGCGATCCTCGTCAGTGCATCATCGCCAAGAGCAATGCGGTGAAAGTGGCCGTTTCTCAGAATATCGAGTTGGATATCTGGCAGGATACGGGTAAACGCAAGATCCCTTACATCTACAACAAGCTCGGCATGGATGCTGTGCGTATGTGGGGTGAGGTTACTTGCAAGCTGAACTGCCTCGATACCATCTAATCTTAACGAAAGGAGAAATTTATCATGGCAAGTTTCGAATATGCTACAGTAGACAAGATCGCACCTCTAGAGCGGATCAATACTGACGAAGACAAGTACATGGAGCCGAACGAAAAGTCGGCTCGCGTGCGAATCTCCAAGATTGAATTCGTAGCGGATGGAGCGCAGAGCGATGTCGTTGTTATTGGCCGTTTCGACGGTCCTGTGGAGCTGGTTGATCTGGTTCTCAATACCGATGACGACGGCGTTACCGTCAATTTGGGCGTGACTCCGCAGTCTGCTCCCGATGATGCCGACACTAGCTTGGGATCTGGAATTGTATTGGCCACAGACGTGACTTCTCGCGCTCCGTTGGCGATCAATTACAAGGTCACAGAGCCTAGTTACATCACGATGAACCCATCTGTGGGCGACTTCGCTGACGCTTCCGTCACCCGAGGGTACATCTTGTACGTCGACAACAGCTAATCGCTGTTGCCCCTTGAAATTTTAATACTTCCCCCCTTTATTAGGGGGGAGGTTTTTTCGTATGAGCACACTACTTGAAATAGTTAATAAGGCAGTTATCAAGGTTGGTGAGTCTACTATCACCCAGAACGAGTTCGACAATAAGTTGACGAAGGTCGCGAAGGTGATGTCGGAGGCGTACGTTCAGGCGAAAAGCCACCTCCTGCGCAGCTATAACTGGATGATTTCATCCAAATATGCTCGGTTGGAGGCTTATACTCAGACAGTGGCCGAGATTCAGGCTACTTATGGGATCGATTTGACTGGGAAGACCAGCGAGGAGATCGCCGAGGCGCGTTTCCTTGTCACCGAGGGCGATCCTGATGTGTTCTACGTGATTTTGGATTATCGGTTCAATCGGAGTTTCGCGCTCCCCACTGACCATATCAATACGCTCCTGGTCACGGATATCTCGAATTACCTGTGGTCGTACATGCAGACGGGAAAATACATCCATTCCGACTGCGATGCAATATATCTTCAGTATACCCACGATGTGCTGGAGACGGATCTGGATGAATCCATTGTGGACGCTTTGGCGGCGTATCTGGCCAAAGAGACTATTATCTGGCTTGGCGACAAGGAGGAGAAGCCCCGTCTGGATAATGAATATTTAATAGCATGGCGTTTTGCCAAGAGCATGGATGCCCAGCAGAACGGCTCCCGCTCAATGGAAGCTGTCGACTGGATCGGCGAAAGTCGCGGCGGCGGATTGCATAACGGTCGTACTCCTTATCCCCAACTAATCTAATGGCGAGATCCCATAGCCTCACGCAATTTGAATTCACGGGAGGCGAATTACCGCCTGCCAAGCTAGGTCGTACCGAAGATCCCTTGTATGCCGTGTCTCTGTCTGAGGTTAAGGATTTTATTCCCGATACGGAGGGTCCTATTCGTTCTCGACCAGGTACGCAGCGAATTACGGAGGAAGCGGCTTCTGTGACTAATGCTAGGCTTTTCCCTTTGGACGTAGCCCTTGGTGATGGCTATTTAGTGGAGTTTACGCCTAATCGTGTTCGAATAACAAAGCCTCAGGATTTCGGTACCTTCTATAGCGAAGTGGTTATATTGGGGGCAGGTCCTACTGCTTCTGGCGTTAATGGGGTATATACGTACGATGCTGGCGAGTCCATTCCCTATTCTAGAGAGGTATTCAAAAAGCAGATAGATGGTGCTCCTGCTGGCGATGTCTTTGAGCTTAAGCGAGAGACGACGAGCCCTACAAATTTTGTATTCACTACTCTAACGTCTCGTCAGGACAGTAACGATTTGGTTGTTCCTTTGTTTATCAATACCGGAGGCGTGAGCCCAATATGGACGATTGTAGAGCCTTCAATCAATCCTGGAGATGAGCCTACCCAGACTAGGGAGATAGACGGCCCTCAGCAGGTAGGCTCCGCCGACAATATCTATGATGAAGGCGAGTTGGAGGATATTCGCGTTTATGTTACTGGATCGGTTATGTACGTAACTCATCCTAATCATGCTCCTGCCATTATTTATAGAGATGACTCCAATACGTGGGTGTATGAGGTGATTCCGTTCACAAATCCCGCGATGAATCCGATTTCCGATAGGGATGCTCGAATTGACGTATCTGTAGCGGATTACCAGTATCGCGTATCTATTCAGAAAGATGGTGCGGATTTCAGTAATCCTCAGTATACCCCTGGGGTATGGATAGCGTATCAGCAATTAGACAATTATATACTAGCTGAATTTGAGGCGATAGATGGGGCGGATGATAGAGCTATCGTTAAGCCTGTGAAGCGAATCGTGACTGGAGTAGATCCCTCCGCTAGAGTAGAACTTCAGCCTACTTCTTCCTATGTGTATTTAGAGGATGTGGATGTCCCTACCTTGAGTTCTAATTCAGCTATTTTCAGTAATGAGCTGGAAGGTAGTCATTTTCGTTTCATAAATATAGAATTAGATGGGCAGGGTCAGGATGTGTTCTGGGTGAAGTTAGGGCCTTATCTAGGAGTAGATCTAGCTACCTCAGGATTTTATGGAAAGGATCCTGCGGCTGAAGTAGATGTCATGAGAGTGGAAGAGTTTGAAGTAGGCCAGCCGCAGATATCTCATATAGACATTGGTCGTATAGATTCGTTTAGGGACACTAATGCAGCAGGTCAGCCACTTACTCTAACTCGTCTTACATCCACTTCACCTGTGTTTGACTTCGATAGTCGTCCTAATGATTCGGATACCCGAGATGCTGGAAGAGCAGTCCAGTTCGTAATAGATGATGTTGTATTGAACGGAGTGATACAGATAGATAGTAACAATAATCCGAATCAGGCTAGTATTTCTGTGGATGGGCCTCTTCCGTATTCGGAAAAGGAAGTCCCAATGAATGGAGGAAAAGTCGACACTTGGCGACTAGGAGCTTTCCATAATGGCAATTTCCCTCACGCTGTCACAATCTTCGATGCTCGCCTGACCTTTGGAGGAACTCTGTCCCATCCTCAGACGGTCTGGCACTCGCGCCTAGATCGATTCTTCGACTTCAGCCCAGTGGATCCAGACAACCGTGTTCTCCCAGATACGGGTTTTAGCATCAGTCTTTATGGAAGAAAGCTTTCTCTTATCCGATGGCTTCACTCTGGCGATCAGCTTCTGGCTGGGTTGGAAAGCTCGATCTGGGCTTTATTTGGTTCAGAGGGGATCTATACTTTTTCTACCGCTATAGCTAGGCAGCAAGCGGAAATTGGCTCTATTCAGCAGCCTGTTCAGTTCGGATCTACTGTGATTTTGGTTCAGACCTCTGGAAGGTATCTTCACCAGATTCGCTTCGACGATAATGTGAACTCGTTCGAGATCGACGATGGTACAGCTATTCCTAATCATCTTTTCGAAGGCGAAGGCCATAAGATAGTGGACCTGGATGTCCAGCTTTTGCCTGAGGCGATATTGTGGATTGTGCGTGAAGACGGGCTTCTCTGTAGTCTGACTCCCATTTGGGAGGGAAGAAATCGTAGGTACGCCATAGCGCAGCATACCATAGGAGCGCAGGCTACGTCAGTGACTCAGTTTATTATAGACGAGCTTGGCAATAGAGTTATCGACGAATTAGGAAATTACGTGGTAGCGGATACCGTAGGTATAGGCACTTCTCGAATTCCTCGCGTCCAGACCGTCGCTGCTCTTTTCAATTCCACAGGATCCCGAGAAGATCTGTATTTGCTTACCTACAGAGGAAATTTCCGTCTGGTAGAGCGTATGCAGTTCAATTTCTTTCCCGAGTCGCCTAATGACTTCACTAATATGGTTCATTTGGATTCGGCTTCTAGAGCTAATTCCGATCCTCCTAAGACCGATTGGCCTGAATTCACGGGTTATGCGGGAGAAACGGTGACTGTTTTAGCCGACGGCGTAAAAGTCTTGGAGAATTATTCTGTACCTAGCTCAGGCGTGGAACTTCCTGAAGAGAGTCCCGCTACTGAGGTGGTGATTGGTTATCAATATACCCCCCGTCTTCGTACGCTTCCCTACAGCATCACGCTGGTTGCCGGAAATTCGGGACACCAGAGTAGATTAGGCCGAGTGACTAGAGCTTTTGCTAGAGTCGAGAATACGCTAGGAATGGCTTTCGGCGATGATCCAGACGACGCGGAGAACTTCATCGAGGAGGATTTCGGAAACAATGACGATATCGAGAATGATACGGATCTTTACACAGGCGATCTGAAGCTTTCTTTTCATCAGACTCGTAATCGAGAGCTTCAGTTCTATATTGAGCAGCGTGAACCCTACCCTCTTAACCTTTTATCCCTGACGATTCAGGCGGAAATATCATGACGACGACTCTAGCACAGCATTCGATTATAGATCAGTTTGAGAGGGAAGCGTTGGATCATCCTTCGCAGATGTACTATAAGCTCGACCACGAGTTCTTGCCCTGCGGTAATGGTCAGTACATTTACGCGCGCACGGCTCATGTTCCGAAAGGATGCCTCTTTAGTTCGCTAGAGCATAAAACTCTCCATCATTTCAACCTCAGTAAGGGGGTGAACCTTATCTATGGAACAGGTAAGGAGCCCATTCGTCTGATCGCTCCTTGTCGTGGGACTACTGAGCCGGGAACTCGCCGTCTTATTTTTGCCGAGGAGGATTCTATCATGACTACCTATCACTTGACTACAGAAACAGATCCTGAGGCTGTGTTGGCGGAGATAACAGCTCCAAGTAGAAACCCGTTATTATCTGAGGAAGATAAGCTCCGTATGCAGCAACATCGAATATCTATGCCTTCAAGTAGAGAGGAGTTACCATGTCCGGAATAGGTGCAGGCATAGCTCTATTGGGAGGCTTTATGTCTAGTAAAGCCGCCAAGAAGAATGCTAGAGCCCAAGAGGAGGCGGCTCGCTATAATGCCGCAGCTACTTTGGCTAATGGCCGTATTCAAGGGGAGCTTACTCGTTTCGACGCGATAGGTCCGAAGTTTCAAGCATTGATGGATGCGGATTCTTCGAAGACTAATGCTAAGCTGATGTCTTTGAATTCCGATCTGGTAGCTATCCAAGGTAAGGTAGCGGCCGATCAGACTCTTCTACAGGCCAAGTATATAATGGCTGATGCGGCTGAAACTTCTGAATCTTTCGAGCTTCAGGCAATGGAGGCGTCTAATGAGCGCAATAAGGCTCATAACCAGTTCCAGCAGGACATCGACGATATCGAATTCGACAGTCGCAAGAAGAAGGCTTTGGCCAAGGTAGCGTACGCTTCGATGGGAGTAGCTATGAATTCCGGAAATGTGGAGGCTATCGATCTTGAGATAGTCAGCGAGACTGAAGAGGCGATTGGATCTGTGATGCTCGCCAAGTCTATTGAGAGCCGCTCCGCAGGGAAGGTTTACCGAGAAGCTAGAAAGAATTCAGAGAAAGCGACTGAGGAAGGTAGGCGGGTATCGTCCTCTGCGGATAATTCAGCTCAGATTGTTCGTTTGGAAGCTGAGACGGAGGCGTTGAGGCTGGATAATGAAGCCAAGAATTTCATAGCTTCCGGAGAGTACATGAATTGGTATGCAGATTTTGTGGAGGAGTCTTCGGATCTTCGCGCTTCTCTGTTGGAGTCGGGCGCTCAGATTCAAGCTGACAGCGCATTTTCGGTGGCGATGGCTAATGCGGCGAATACTCGCAGACAGGGAACGGTCGCTCTGGTTAGCGGCATAGGACAAGGCATAAGCGGATTGGCTTCGGCAGGCGCGTTTAGCGGCGGCGGAGTAGGTAGCCCTACCGGATTAGGCGCTCCTCCTCCTTCAGGCACGCCAACGACTGTAGTAAGAGCCCCAACACGGGCGCAAACTAACCAATTTTAGGAAGTACAATGGCATCGAATAGACAAAGATCAGATATTTCGGCCCCGAGCTTAGGCGGAGGTTTTGGGCAGGTCACGCCTACGCCTCGGGTTTCTCCTGTATCGACTACTCGATCCGCCGCGCCTAGAGCTACGGCCCGAATAGGCTCGCTTCCGAATGCGCCTGCTAATGTTCGCGCTCCGAATATAGATACGTCCAGCGCCCAGATTGCGGGAATACTTGCGGATACTCTTACCAATGTTCAGAAATCTAATCAGTTTTTCGCCGAAAAGGAGATTGCGGCTAACACGATTGAGGCTCGTCAGGATATCGCTCGGGATTATGCGATTCAGCTAGCTCAGTTCAAAGAGGGTTATAATGAGGGCCTGCTTAAGGGACAGATTCATTTAGGTGAGGGAGAGAATCCTTTTGGAGAATTCGCTAATACTACTATAGCTAATCCAAAATGGGATGGTTATCAGAATAGCGCTGCTTTCAATAAGCTTCCTCAGGAGCAGCAGCAGATACTTATCAGGGAGTTCTCCTCAAGGGAGCTTGTCAAAGCGGCCAATACCGATGTCAAGGAGCGTATCGCATTTACCAATACAAAGTTATCTAATCAGATTGCTAAGGGAGATGCTGAGATATCTTCTATCAAGTTGATTCCGTCGGATGATGGTAACTCCTTGGTACGTGATGCAGAAGGCACTGATTCAGGTATTCTTGCTCAGAATAATGCGGAGATTCTATTTCACTCAGGAAACGTAAAGGCGGCTCTTCCCTCGATCAATAGGCGGTTCGTCAAGTTCGCTAACGACTACTATCATAATCGGGATCCCAATGAAATTCTTCCTCCTCCAGAGCATTTTAACGCTCTGGTGAAGGAGTTTATTCATCCGGAGTTCGGACAGCTATTGGATCCTAATGTCATCGCTTCCCAGAAAAGCAAGTATAGGGAGGCTGCGCTTGTGGAGCCGAAACGCCGATATAAGCAGCTTTCCTTTGATGCATCTGTTGCTGTAAAGAATATACCTAGTTTAGATGCGTCGCATTTGGGAAATCCGGATATGATTGCGGATAAACAGAAAGCATGGGCTGCTCTGAAAGAGCAGGAAGTTCAGGCTGAGCGTATAGGGGCTGATTTCCCCGAGGAGCGACGCTTTAAGCTGATGGAGTTGGGCGTTCAGTTGGAGGTGGATCGGGATTTTGCCGTCTATATGGATCCTCGATTGTTTGTGGCTGCGTCTACTATGTTTCCTGGCGATTCCGATGAAGCCAAGCAGATGCGTATTCAGATGGTTACTAATCCGGATACGGGAGAGCCTTTTATAGGATTGCCGATTCCTGGTTTGGATAAGCCTGTGGATTTAGGTTCTATGCCTCCTCTTGCTCGACTTCCTTGGTTGACTCAAGCAGTTAGGTTAAATCAGAAGCAGCTTAGTTTGGAGAAGCCTGTTGGGAAGGAAGCGAAGGCTATTCATAGAAGACAGGCAATGTATTTCAACTATGCTTTGGAACTTTTAGATGCCGCTACGGATCCGAAGTCTAATGCGTATGTGGAATCCTTGTCTGATCGAATATTTTCTCCTGAGACTCAGGCTAAGCTAAATGCAGCACAGGGGTTTGCTTCGGAACAGGAGGCTGCACAGAGTCTATGGCAAGAGTTGGTGGTAGGGAGCCTATTGTTGCAGGATGGTATGAAGATCCCCGATTCATCCGTTCCGTTTCTTACGGAACAGATGATGTCTTTTCATAATAATGGGGCGACTCCTCCAGGTATCAGTGATGTCAATACAATAGGCAATACGATGGCTTCTTTACTCAGGAACCATTTAGAGAGAGGGGATTACGAAACGGCGGCAAAGGTTGGATTTGGCGTGGAGATTGCAGGGCTTAACGCGGATTTGCAGCCTATCCGTGATGAGTTTCGTCCAAAGGATGCACCCAATATAGTTAGCCGTATGTTTGGTCTGGGAGGTTCCGCCAAATCTAGCGTAGGTCTTTTGAAGCGTGTTCAGGATCTCACGCATCACGAACTCAACCAGAATGACGAGTATTCGGGATGGGTTGCCACGTTCTTAGATCCTAAAAGCGAGCAGAAAGATAAGGATAATGCTTTAGTGAATATCCGAACCACGTTGACTGACGCGACGTTGGATAAGCTCGACAGGATGCAGCTAGAAGCCCCTAGCGGCGGTCCCTTGTACTTTAGAAAGGGAGCTTTTCGTGGCTTCAGCAAGTCTGAAGCCCAGGCTCTCCTTGATATGGGTCATAGCGTAGCCTCGAATTTCTTCATACCTACTGGGGTTAATCAGGCTTACTGGGAAGTATTCCAGTCGCAGGTAATCCAGACTCCTGTCGGAGTTCAGTTCAAGGGCTTTGACCCAGGCGCTGGGAAGGAATTCATAGACAGAATAGCGGCTATGCAGTGGACTCAAGGCGGTAGTAAGCTTCGAGATAATCTGGTGTCGCATCTTCGGCAGTTTGAGGGGAATACGGGAAGGGTATTGGATGCGTTTGAACGCTGGAGGGCTGACTTTGCGCTTCCTGAAAATTCGGGCATTACTGTGAATAGTCGTGGATTTATGGTGGCTTGGTCGCTTATCAGCGGTAAGACCGACAATCGCGTATTAAGTCAGGAGCCGTTATCTCCTGCGGTTGTGACCTCCTACATGTCTGAGGCTGATATGACTCAATGGCGGGCGGGCGCTCGGAGTTATGATGAGGGATTCCCTTCCTCTACTTCTATGACGGATAAGTTGAGGTTTTTAGGCGATAGCATTAAGAATATATTTAACGTAGGTCCTGCTGGTTCTCAGTTTCAGCCTTTGGATATAGCTGATATCCCAAAAGCGCTTACAGCTAAGCTTGATTCGATCGATTTTGTTCGGGATGGAGAGAGTGTCCTCGATGGCGGTGAGATGTACGAAGTAAAGGATGAAGAGTTTCACGCTATGCAGATCACTGGTACGCTTGGCAGAGTCTTGAATGAAGAGGCTCTGGATGTAGGCATTCCTTTGGATTTCGATCCAAGCACAACGTCGGGGATCGAGTCTACTGCGTTACTAGGCCGCTGGATGGCTGCGAGGTTTACCGATAAGACTCCTGAGATGTTCGATCAGGATGAAAATAAGATGGAGATGTCCTCGACGCTTTATGAGCTGTATATGCAGAAGGTGACGGACGGAGACTTCGGTGATCAGCTCGATGAGGAGCTGCCTAAACTTTTCGATCAGTATCCTGGCGCTCAGCTTCGATTTTCCTCTATTTCCTATAATGTAGATACGCCTCATATGCGTGCTGAGGGTTTTGGATTGCTGACAGATACTAATGCTCTGAATCAAATCGATGACAGGAGGACTGCTATATCGCTACATATTCGCGCAGAAGTATTGGATGCGGATGGAAATTTAGTATTCATTCTGGATAGTCCTATTAATGATCCTCAGATCCTAGATAGGTACGAGCAAGTGGAGGTTTCAAGATAATGTCTACTGTAGCTCAAAGACATTTCATTACTCCAGAACAGGAGAGCCAGCTGCGCAGTCATATCCAGTTCGGGAAATCTGCTATACATAAGAAAAATCCCGACGCTTTGGCTTCTATCGGAGCGCGTACTCTTAAGGGTCTTCAGGATACGTCTCCTGCGATTCTATGGGATATCATGACTCGTCCTAGCACAGGAGATGAGCCTGTTCTTTCGGTAGCTGATCTATATAGAGAGTTTCGAGGGCAGGAATGGGATGAGCCCATGACTTATCATCAGGCGCAGTGGCGAGTCCAAAAGAATAAGGAGCGAGCTGCTTTGGATACAATAATCGCGAATAGAGAAAAGGGTATGCTATCTACTAGCATAGGCGTCTTGTCTCAGTTCGTATCTGGCGCCGCTTTGTCTCCTGAAACTTACACTCCTCTAGTAGTCGGGAGGCTAATGACTGCTACCGCTGCCCGAGCGACTCGGCTACTTGCCGCAGGGCGCGCGGCTCCGATTTCAACTAGGGTAACTGAGATTGGGGCTAAAGTGATCCCTAGGAACTCGTTTGCTGCGGGTGTTGTCGAGGATGCGGTATTGGCCAGCGTACCTTACACTTTTGCGTATCACCATAGAGAGGATTTATTAAATAATCCTGCGTCAGCGATGAACTACTTTACGGATATTCTGTCGTCGGCTATGTTGGCGGGTACGTTGACTTCCACCGTCGGACGAATTTGGGATCCTCGTTCTCTTAAGGATGTCCTTGAGGCGCACGCTAGCGATTTTGCTGTGTTGGCTTCCGCTAGGGGAGATATGTCTCAGATATCTGCGCTGCGTGAGGCTCGGGTATTAGCTCTTGCTATCATGGAGCCTGTGAATGAATGGGTGGATACCCGTAATTTCGATGGCAAGGTCAAGTTGATTGATGATCCTGATGAGCCGACTATATCTTATTTCAATAAGGACGCGAATGAGATAATTCTGAATACGCCTCATCTGAAGAGTCAGCTAGATGTCAAGAACCAGTTGGATCTCGCTAGGGCAGGCATTCATGAAAAGGTTAAGCTTCGTCCTGATCAAGTTCAGGATCTAGATAAGGCTATCGATGACGGTATTCAGGAATGGGTCGTGAAGACTAAGTTCACGGGTAAGATTCGGGAGTTTACCGATGCAGATGATCCGACTGTATCTAAGTTCGATAAGGAACGGAATGAGATAATTTTGAATAGGGCTCATCTGACTCGTAAGTCAGATGTGGCGGCTCGGCTGAATCTCGCTAAGTCCGGTGTCCATAGTAAGGCTCCTAGCACATTGAAATCGGATGTGGAGGTAGGAAAGGATGGCGTTACCGTTGGTCCTACGTTTACTGAGTTGTTTAGGGGACCGGGCGATCTTTCTACGCTGGGCGTTTCTGCTGGTCCTAAGGACCATGTAAGATTTAATCCTTCCAATTATACCAATGATTTTGTCATGAGGCAGGGGGAGCGCTTCGATAGGATGATTGAAGAACTTCCGGACACTCCTGAGGCATCGGCTGTGACCCAAGTAGAAAGTTTTTTTGAGGACAGCGATTACTCTTTAATTTTTCCTGACGGCGATTCCTTTCCTTCTTCGTTGGTGGATCAGCGTAACTTGGTTGAAAAAAAATTCAAAGAGGAACAGGCCGCTCGAACGGCCGCAGGAGAACCGGAGTCCTTCAAGGTGCCATTCAAGGGGACTGGAGAGCACCATTCCATGGCGCAGGCGATAGACGACGCCGTTGAGATGGAGGTGACTAAAGCTCTTCGCGCGGAAAAGCTAGTCGCTGCTTTTTCTGAACATAGGGACAAGTATCGTAGATTCGATCAAGTTGCCGAAGATATGGAAGATACTCTGGGCCTAGAATTTCTACGGGCTGCGGGTATCACTGAGCATGATGTATTAAAAAGCGGCTCGTTTCGCGTTAGCATTGAGGATGCGGTAATTCGTAGGTTTATCCGTAAACGGGTAATGCTTCGGGTACATAGGGAGATAGTTCAAAACGAAGCTAATGACACGGCTCGGGGCTGGGGTGTAAGGAAGGGTGTCCGTGCTAGAATTACAGCTTTTCTTGACGGTACTATTAAAGGAAAGAACTTTACTAAAGGCGGCGATAATCTGAATACTCGTATGCATGTTCTGGTCAATGAGATGTCGTCCTATATAGATGCATCATTTACTCGTAATGGTGTATCCAAATTCCTGAACACGTATGATGATGAGGCTGCTGATTTCTTTACTGAAATAGATAGAGCGTTAGACGGCGCTATTGATGTTTCCAAAGAAGCGGCTGATGTGGCTAAGAGTATAGCTAAAGTAAATGAGCTTTTGCGTCGTAGGCTTAATGCTCAGGGAGCAGGCATAGAGAAGCTAGATGGTTATTTTTTCCGTCAGATTCACAATAGAGATCGTATCCTTAAAAATCAATGGGAGTGGGCGCGCGACCTGATGAAACATGAGAACGTGGATTGGGCTCGTATGGGATACGCAGGCGCATCGGATCAAGATCGTTTGGATTTTATACGGGCTGTTGAGGAAGATATCGCCGCAGGTCATCATGTAACTGAAGTCGGCCTGGATCCAGAGGTTCATGGCGGCAAGAAGGCTCAGCAGTTTGCTCATAGCAGAGTTATCCATTTCCAACCTGGAAAGGGTGTGTGGTATAACGACAAGTGGGGGCATCAGGATACTGCTAAAGAGCTGATGAATCAGGTGGCCTTGCGCTCAAAAGCGGTGGTGTTAACCGAATTGGCAGGTCCAGACTTCAAGGCGTTTTGGCGTAGTCTAGAGGATGTTCTGGAAATGAATCCCGAGACATCAGGTAAACAAGGTCTGTCGGAATCGGATGCCGATGACATCGTACCGACCTCGTTTATCTCAGACATTCAGCTTATTCGGAACCACTGGGACCAGCTTACTGGAGAGGCTTCTATTCCTGAGAGTAAGCCTCTAGCTCTTTGGGGAGCGACTTTCCGCAATTACGTCAAGGCCATGACTCTTCATGGGACGGGGATCACTACGCTGTTCTCCGATCCGGTGAATCAGATTATAAATCTTCGATCCTCTGGAATGTCTAATAGCATCATGGGAGCGACTATGGAAGTTATACGCTCCTATGGGCCTGCGATAGATCATATGCTTGGACTGAACAGTAATCAGGCGATTGCGTTCGCCGACGAGATGCTGCTCCCTCACGATACTAACCTAGCTGCCGCTAGAGCTGCGTTGGGCGATTCGTCGGCTGCTCTTAATGAGGGCCTTTCCAATAAGATTTTCCAAGCTAGCGATCGTTTAAGTCAGGCGACGATCAAGTGGTCGGGAGCTGGGATCTTCACGAAGCTCAGTCAGCTTACTTCGATAATCGGCTCGCAGCGTCAGCTCGCGTATCTTTTGAAGAATTCAGGCGAGCGTAGTCCTGATTTCGAGCAGTATCTGAAAAGACACAAGATTTCGATGGCCGAGTTCGATTCGCTTACGCCCTACATAATCGACGATCAGTTGTCGGTTTTCGATATTCCGGATGACGATTTGCGACGTAGATTCCAGAATGTCCTCAACGAGGGTATGCGTACGGGATCGCTTACTGCTGATCCCTATCAGACAGCTCTGGTTCACTGGGGAACTAAGGCAGGAACTGCTAAGGGCGAGTTTTCTCGTGGGCTTATGATGTACGTGGCTCCTGCTGTGGCGATACAGCAGAAGCTTTACATGCGTATGGCTGTACTGGGCGGAAACGACGCGCATTGGACGAGTCTGTTTGAGAGGAGTCGTATCATTGAGACTGTTTCTGTTCTAGGTATGATGCTTGGATCTGCTGCCGTGATCATGACGGTAAAGGATGCCCTTAAAAACAAGGAGCCATTTTTCCTAGGGGACAAGCCATTCGCCGCTGATCATATGAAGCGCATTCTTCAGGTTTCAGGAGTTTTCCCTCTGATGTTGGAGACGATTGCCACTGCTGGAGGCGGTGCTTCTGGCGCTGCGTTTTCCGCCATTGGGCAAGCCTACGATACTTTGGATTCCTTTATCACTAAGGATAAGTGGCAAGGGCTCCACGATATGATGCAGCTATCCCCGTTCATCGCTACTAATTTCGGCCCAATGCCTACTATCTTGCAGACTATGATAGGGGCTGCGAGCGAGGAGTACCTTCGAGATACCATCATACGACAGCGCCAGATTCGCTATATGACTGGTCAAGATAAGATTTTCTAGTATATTCAACCCCAAAAAGCTCATGTCAGGTGAAATAAGAATCAAAGATAAACCGGATCTAACTAGTTTAGATTCTACCGACCATCTCGGTGTGGACGGCTCCTCAGGCTTGCGCAGGTTCGATTGGACTTCCTTCGTCAATGCGCTGAAGTCCGGAGCCAAGGTAGCCATATCGACAATTCTGTTCCAAGACATCTCAGAGAAGGATCAGCCTCTTGGTTACGTAGGTCTGGATGCCCTCGGCAAGATCCCGCTGTCGACAATCCCATCGGATCTGAATTCGGCCTATGTGTTCCTTGAGCATGTGGCTATAGAGAATCAGCAGATTTTCATGACTCCAACACGTACTCCAGGCATTGATAACGTCGCGGTCTATGTGAATGGCTCGCGTCTGTTGGCTACGGATTTCGATAAATCCAATCCCGATAATGTGACACTGGATTGTCCGTTGAAAGCGGGCGATACGGTTCGCGTCGAGACTCTCCTTACTGCTGCCAAGACGACGCATGATCCTGTGACCATCGCGGCAGGTCTGGATTACATTTCAGTCAATTCTCCAGGTCAGGAGCTTACCCTTAATCAGGTCCAGCTTGAGACTGATGTTGCTGGGAATCTTCCCGTCGCCAATTTAAATGGAGGCGACAATGCTAGCGGCTCTACTTTCTGGGCTGGCGATGGTACATGGAAGGAAGGACTCGGCGGCGTCGGCTCGGGCAATTCCGTCAAGGAATCCATATCTCAGACGGCTCACGGGTTCGTTGCAGGCGAAGTTATTTACTTCAGTTCTGGAGGTATGTGGGAATTGGCTTCTGCTGATATAGCCGATACAGCAGACGTTCTTGCTATCGTAGAATCGGTAGAGAATGTGAATAGTTTCACGGCAGTATATAGCGGAAAGATTACTCTGCCTCCTACTCTTGTAGAAGGCTCAGTATATTATTTGGATGATGCGAATCCAGGCGCGTATACTGATGTTGCTCCTACTGCTGAAGGCGCTGTTCAAAAGCCGATATTCACCGCGATCTCCTCGACAGAAGCGGTTATGTATACCATGCGCGGGTCCATTAATTCTACAGCTCCCTCTGTTGTGGATTCACTTAATGGACTGGTGGGTGATCTTTTTATAGCTTCCACGACTCCGACGATCACAGTTACTCCGTCTGGTTTTAATATAAACCTGACGCTTAATCCTGGAAATATCAATACAGCGGATCTTAACAACAACGCAGGATTCACTGATGACCAGACGCCCGCTGAAATAGAAACTGCATACAATACGCAAGTCCCTCAGGTATCCGGTACCGAGATTACAAATGGAACCGAGACTGCGATTCGTCGCTACTCCCCGAAGGATGTAGCTGATATGGCTAATATTCACGGTGGCGGTGGCGCTAGTGGAGAAGCCAATACAGCGAGTAATCAGGGAACCAATGGCGTCGGGTTCTACGATACTAAAAGCGTTCTAGATCTCCAGTTCCGTAACCTACATTCCACTACAACCGCTATTGGGGTTGCCCTGAATGTAGGTAATAGGGATGTGGAAATCACTTTCGTTCCAGGCAACGTCAATATATCGGAGCTTAATAATGATGCGGGATTCACAGGCGACCAGACAGGAGCCGAGATCAAAACCCTGTATGAGGCGGAGGCTAAAGCTTTTACGGATGCGCAATTTGACAAGCTTGCAACCGTCGACGCCAACGCTGACGAAACCAATACCGCCAACGTCGAAGCCGCAGGAGCGGTAATGGATTCGGAGGTCGATCCAGATATCAAAACCCTGTCGCTCCCGCCGAGCACGGTTATTTCCACTTTCGGCAAGGATCTAATCGACGATGCCAATGATGCGGAGGCTCGCGCCACTCTTGGCGTCGATCCCGCAGGTACGAACAATTACACTCACCCTGACCATACTGGAGATGTCGCCTCTTTGGGCGATACGACTACAACAATCCAGCCAGGCGTCGTCACAAACGCTAAGCAGGCGGATATGGTTCAGGATACCCTCAAGGGTCGAGCTACCGCTAGCACAGGCTCTCCAGAGGATCTGACGCCCACTCAGGTCCGTACGATGCTCAACGTCGAGGACGGAGCTAACGACTACACCCACCCCGATCACACAGGCGATGTTACATCTACTGGCGATGCAGCTACAGTTCTCGATCCCTCCGCCATCTCAGGCAAGCCGCTAGTTTCTGCGGCAGCTTCGGATCTGGTTCTGATATCGGATGTCTCGGACTCCAACAACCTCAAGCACGTACTAGTCAGCGATCTTGTCGGTGGTGGCGCTCCCGAGGGAACGGAAGTCTTGTCTACTGGGGAGTTTGGAGCGATCAAGTTCCTCCGAGAGGATGGAGCAGGCGGCGCTTCATGGGAAGAGGTTCCCGCTGGCGGTTACACTCACCCTGATCATACTGGCCACGTAGAATCACTTGGCGATGGCGCTACTACGATCCAGCCTAATGTCGTAGACGATACAATGCTGGTGGATGTGGGAGAGAATACTCTCAAGGGTCGCGTCAATGCGGGTACTGGAGATCCTACGGATCTCTCGCCTACACAGGTGCGCTCGATGCTCAACGTCGAGGATGGAGCCGATGTGACCAATACAGACTCTGTCACTGCGGCTGGCGCTGTCATGGATTCGGAGGTCGATGCTGACATCAAGACTCTCTCCCTTCCGGCCAACACGGATATTACCACTTACGGTAGGGATCTGGTAGGATCCTTCAATGCGGCGGCTGCTCAAGCCACTCTTGAGGTAGATCCCGCAGGCACGAACAATTACACTCACCCCGATCACTTTGGCGATGTGGCCTCTTCTGGAGATGGGAACACTACGATCCAGTCAGGAGTGGTCACGTATTCGAAAATACAGAACGTCTCGATCACGAATCGTATTCTAGGCAATCAGGTGGGACCGAATTCTCCTGTTCAGGAGCTATCTCCTGCGGATGTGCGCACGATGCTCAATGTGGAGAATGGAGCTAACGCTTACGTTCATCCAGATCACTTTGGCGATGTTACTTCTAATGCCGATGGCGAGACGACTATCGCCAATAAGACAGGCGATGCGGCTGGTATCTGCACAGGTATCTCCCCAGATACAGCTAACTTGGCTCGCTGGAACTCGGCAGGCAATCTCGTCGATTCGGCAATCAATTTCAATAATGTAGTCCAGACGACCACGCAGACGCTGGACTTCGTCCAGATTCCTGCGGCGGCCATGACTCCGAGGGAGACTGATGGAGCCGTACCTAATACGTTTGAGGGAGCGAATTTCAACATGACTGATGTCATGTCGTTTACCAATTTGTCTAAGACATGGGTTGTATTCGATTGGGTACTCCCGCCTAACTGGGTCAACAGTACCGTCAGGCTCCGTTACAATTGGGTAGGCTTCGCTGCTGCTGGCTCCGTGGAATGGCAATGCTACGCTTCGGCTGTAGCTCAGGGCCAGTCATGGGATCCTGCGATCTCCAGCCCTCAGGTAATCTCTCAGGTTATGTCTTCTGCGAATACCGAGCAGTTCTCGATCTCTCCTGCGCTGACTATTCAGAATACTCCTGCCGCAGGCGAGGTGGTGAAATTCCATATAGCCCGAAATGTCAGCGGCACGGATGACTTAGGGACGGATGCGCAGCTTAAGAATATCCAGATAGAATATACGAAAACTCTAATCAACACGGGAGGCTTTTAATCATGTCGTGTGAATATGCAGAAGTAAGAAATTCGGATTTCGCGATCCTTCAGAGGTTTTGCGTCGATGACCCTCACAATATCCCCGAGAAATTCGGAACCCATCCTTCGCTGGACTTCTCTCGGGCTGTTCCCGTGGTTCGCGGGACCGATCCTGAGCTTCCGGACGACAATAGCACGTACGGAGATTTTGAATATAATATAGATCCTCCAGGCAACCCGACTCAGGTCGTAAAGACTCTGACAATCGATTCTCTCACGGCGCAGCAGATATCAGAGAATGATGCCATCGCAGAGGTCAAAGCAATGTATCCTGATCTATTGGCAGGCACCGCCTCTACTGCGGATGTTCAGAAAGCTATATTAATTCTAGCCCAGCTAGCTATTGGGGAGTAATGAGAATACGTAGACACAGACGTAAGTATCATAGCGGAGTAGACCTTCCTTCATTCCCAGAAGGGACTGACATCGTTATTGATGCGACGAATCCTGCGTACGTCACCGACGATGGTACGAATGTGTCTCAGATTCTGGATATATCCGGCAACGATAATAATGTAACGGCTTCCGGAACCGAGCGCCCAACGCTAGGAGGTACGCCAGTTAATGGGCTTCAATCATTGGTTTTCAATGGCAGCTCAAACGTGATGAGGTCTGATTTTGATTTGCCGCAAGTGGGGTCCGATGATCTTTACGTATTGCTTGCGTTGTATGCTCAAGTTGGAACATCGAATCGCGTTTTCGCGGCTTGCTCTCAGGATACTGCGGCAGGCGTTACGCGCGGCGGTCCTTGGAAATGGACTCAAAGAAGTAGTATTGACCTTCGCATCCCTGTTACGGATGCGTTTAACGCAGCCGATACGGATCGCTGGGATGGGGCCTATACTTCCCCAAATCCCTATGTTTGGGGAATGACTATTGAGCGACTCACCTCAACTTCATACCGTCAAGAGATTTATTCAAACTCGACTTCGGTGGGGGACAGCGTCGCGCGATCAGGAGATGGAAAGGGACCGCTTAACCTCACGGATCGGCTAACGATTGGCGGCGATAAAACGGCATTATTTCAACGAATGGACTTTTGCGAAATACGGGTCGCGAGCGGGCCTAATGTGCGCGACAATTTTATCGCTCAACTTGAAGGAATGCTCACCAAATATAACGTATAGGAGGATAATTATGTCAATAGGATCACCAGACGATAGTAACCCTTTTAAGCTCGCTCGTAAAGCTACCGAGGACCTGGCGGTCTTTCCTACTTATACGAGCACTCCGGTCACGCCTTATAGTTTCCAGTTAGAGGACCAAGGTCGGATACTGGAATACCGAAATACAATCGCAGGCACTTGGACCGTTGAACCGATGAGTCTGGTTCCTTTCCCTGAGCTTACCTATATCAATGTGGTGCAAACCGATGTGGGAGCCGTCACTATCGTCCCTGGAGCAGGCGTCACTTTTATCGGCGACGGCACTACGGCAGGTATAGGGCGAGGCATCACTCTATATCAATCGCCTTTCGGCGGATCCAATAACTGGGTTCTTGTAGGAGGTATTCCTTGATATGTATAATCCCCTTCAAATAGGGATAAACAGTCTGGAGGTGGATACTGGTCCTCCTGCGTGCAAGGTAGAGCCATCGTTTTCGAACGTGGCTCTTCTTATGCATTGCGAGGGAGCCCATGGAGGAACGGTATTTACCGATAGCAGCAGCTATGCGCATTCCATTGTACGGCAGGCAGGCGGGACCATAGTAACTAGTACAGCTGAGTCTAAGTTTGGCAGCTCCAGTTTAGCGTTCCCTGATCACACCAATCTCAATAACTTCCTTCGGGTAGCTCACCATAATATATTGAACCTTGGTTCGGATAACCCGTTCTGTATAGAGTTTTTCGTAAAGTATCTTAATCCTCTTGGTTGTCCTACTTTATTTAATGCTGATATGTATTTCTTCCATAAGGCGAATGCATGGGTTATCGGCATGAGTACGGAGTTCGGCGAGAACAATTTCGTGATGGCTGATGTTACCACAGGAACGAACAATCAGTTGGTCACTCATAATCCTATAGCTCTTGGAGGGATTCCCCCTGGTCACAATCACTGCGAATACCTTAATCCTCCCGACCCTAATGTTTCTACGGATTGGCGGCATATGGCTTTCACTTATGATGGAACGACCTATCGGATTTTCATGGAAGGGGTTCAGCTTTTAGCTCGCGTCGACACTCCTTGGATTCCTTCATCTACCCAAGAATTGTTTATAGGCGCAGGCACTAGAGCTTGGCGTGATTATCCTGATCAATCGCATAGCGGTTGGCTCGACGAGATCCGTATAGTCAACGGCGAGGCTGTCTACACCTGCACGTTCACTCCACCTACAGCCCCTCACCCAGATGCATAATCCGTTACTTATAGGCATAACTAGCCAAGAGATGGGCGACACCTTGGGTCGCGTAATAGATCTTTCTTTGTCGATCCTCGAACCAGACCCTGTGGTTACGGCACAAGAGGTCGATTTATCAGTTTCGATCCTCGAACCAGCCCCTGTGGTTACGGCACAAGAGGTCGATTTATCAGCTTCAATTCTAGAAACAGGAGATACATAATGTCAGCTACATACGATCCCGTAACAGGAAGAGTCACTCTTGCTGGAGCCCCTACTCTTTGGTCTAGGACCAAGAACTTATTGCCCGTTGCTCCAGTGGGTTCAGATAGCGTAATATATATTATGCGTTACTGGCTTGATGAGTTGCCGTTGGATACTTTCAGCTTCGCCTTGAATTTCGGCCATGATAACGCGCAGCATATAGGATTCAATTTCTCGGAGAATCATCCTAATGGTCCTACGATAGCGGGGTTAGGCACTAGCGGATTTAGAGGAGTATATAATGATTTCTTTGGTTTCCTACAGTACCCCAATGAGACTGCGGGATTTAATGATGCCTACTTGTCTAGCGAGGATACCTTATCGGCTAAGCAAGATTACGCTATCTTCTCTGGGAATCCCGCGTCGGACCAATACTTTCAGGCTGTCCACTATGGCAATGGGGATTATCGGTTCTTAAGTTCTATGGGGGATTATAATTCCAAGCCAGATGATGATATGCCTTTTACCGTGCCTCGCGATGAGATCACTGGGCTCAATACTACCTATGTTTGGCAGGTCACATCAAGCGACGTGAACGAGTCGGTTTCAGCTCGCTGCTATGTCAATACCGACGGCATTGATTTGGATGCCATTAATTTGACTAGCGATCTAGACCCCACGAATCCTGAGACTCTGATCCCCGTTAGCAATTCTTGGGATTCCTCTTGGTTTCAGGTGAATACCGATGCAGTAACTAGCACTAATTGGCGCCCTAGCGCGGGAGTTATGGGCTTTCCCGCGTACTTCAATGCGAGATATGCTCATGACAACTATGGGTTGATAATCGACTATCTTGGAGTACAGTACAGCAGCTTGTATACGCCATGAGTGAAGCCCTATTAAATGTCAGACTCAGAAAGAATCACAAGACTTGAAGAACGATTTGAAAACATCCAATCGCTTTTTGATACTGCCTTAAAGCATTTAGAAACTTGGGTTGACTCTGAAAACGGAAACCATAAAAGACACATAACGGAGTTGCAAAAAGAGGTAGACAGGATCAAGGGCGATTTTCGAAAGGCTGTCTATGGGGACAACGAAAACCCCGGCATGTTTGAGGAGGTCCGAAGTATCAAATCAGAGTTAAAGACTCAAGGTGGGCGGCAAACTTGGATTATAACTTCAGTTATGGGCATTTTATATACATCCCATCAATTAGGCATAGGTGATTTAATATCCGCCTTTCTTAAATAATGGCCGTTTTGCGGGCTCGGGAGCGCAAGCGCAACGAGAAAACGGACCAGAGCTGAAGCTTTGGAACACACAAAAAAAGAGCCGCCCCGCTAAGCAGGACGGCTCATAGTGTGTGTCTGTGTGTGTTCCCAGAATCCAATCAGGAAATTTGGGTGCGGGAGAGGGTAACGCTCCCTCATGGTCCGGCTTATGAGACCGGATGCCGACTTTCGGCTTCCCGCCTTAAAGTGTGAGGGTGTTTAGCTCCACATGACCGACTGCAATACATGCCCGTCTTGTTTTGCTTCAACCTCTTTCGATACTCGTAAGGAAGTACACTAAATCGTTTTCCGCAAGAACATATGCATTCTATAAGGTCTGGCTTACGTTCTTTTTGATGCTGCGCGGTATGTTTTCGCACATGTAATGCTTCAAGATTCTCAGGGCTATTGTTGTCCTTATTATGGTCAATGTGGTGTGCATGTTCATAAGTTTCCAGCAATCGGCCTAGCTTATTTTCGAGAACGACTCGATGCAGCGGATAGAGTCCTTTGGAATTTCGTTTCGGGTGCGGCGGATTTGTTCGGCAGTACATATAGCCGCCGCCTTTGCAGGTGGACAATATTTCAAACATTCACACATGCTACACACTAGGTTATGAGTGTCAACTTTGACGGGCTAACAAATTGGTGCCAGCCGAGGGATTTTCACCCCCTCGATCCCCTAAAGGACCGCCAGAATTAAATCGACCGGCATTGGCGTCCGAACATACAGGATTCGATACCTGTATTCCCTCCGTCTAGCGGAGATTCCTAACTTGAAAGAATGCTCGGACATGTTAGAGAGTGAGACATTCAATCTGGTTTATCTTGGTCTTTTGTCAAAGATTTTTCATCGTCCTCCATCTCTTGGATTCGCTGTTCGAAGTGCAGAATCATCATATCCGAGAGTTGCTTAAGAGACTTGTCGAAGTTCTCCATATTCGAAACCGTAATCATCCCTCGACTGTGCATATACAGCCGCGTCGCGGCAGCTTCCACTATGTCATGCAGAAAGGAAGATCCTAGACGCATCCCTACCTCCATTAGTGTGCGTCCCATCAATTGTTCGATCATATTTTCGTCGATCTTCAGGTCCTTGGGGTCTTCGTCGTCTTCTTTGTATCTGTACATTATGATTGTCGTATCAGCGCCACCAGTTTGGTCAGCACCATTTTGCTTAGGTCTTCTTTGTTATTGAGCGCCTCAAGGACCACCTCGTCGATGGTTCCAGGGCTCACTAGGTCTATATAGTGGCAGTTTTCTGTCTGTCCTATACGATGGATTCGGTCTTGCGATTGGAGACGAGTCTCCAGTTGATATGTATTAGAGTAGTATACCATCGTACTTGCGCGGGTAAGGGTAATACCTTTAGCCCCAGCACTGGTGCATACGATAAAATCAGCTTCACCCTTCTGGAATTTATTTCTCGCATCGGTTCTGGCCTGCTGATCCATGCCTCCGATATACTCAACAACTTTGTCATCACCATATACCTCCGATAGAGCTTTGCTCACTTGTTTTACGTTTCTTCTGAAGGAGCAGAATACCACAAGCGGCTTGCTGCTGCGGGCAATCTGCAATAAAGCATGGATCTTGTTGCATGGCAACTCGTGCTCCTTGCCATTGTCGTCGACGACGAAGCCCGAGCAGATCTGCTGGAGCTTTATGATCGTCGTCAGAGGCAGCGTACTGGAGACGGTCCCTCCGAACGACAGCTCGCTCAGAGCATGGTCCCGAAGCTCTTTATAGATCTTCTTCTGATCCGCAGTCATCTCAATGTGGATCGTTTGCCACATCTTGTTTGGCAGATCGAGACAATCTCTCTTAGTAAGACGTAAAGTGAATGGTTTCAGTGTTTCGGTGAGTTGATCTAGATTCCGGTAGCCCACGATAGCGGTGAAGCTGCGCATTCCCGCGTATTGCTGCTCCTGAATCGCGTATTTGTTCTTGAATGCCGTCCACGTCCGACACCCAGGGGCCTTCTCGTGCAAGAATTTCATCTGCGAGTACAGATCCAGCGGCCCCTGAGTCATCGGAGTTCCGGTTAGAATGAATCGTCTGTCGACCATCTCAGCGAGCTTGAAGCACGTTTTGGTCACTTGAGCCTTGGGGTTCTTGATGCAGGTGGACTCGTCGACCACTAATAAAGATTTCGTCCTGCTTCTTAAATAATGTATGCATGTAGCTAAGCCGTCTTTAGTACGGATGGCTTCTACGTTCATGAAAAGGAAGCTAGGAATACTGTTATCGAAAGTGTCTAAGAAGTATCGAAGAGTGTTTTTAGCTTTCTTGGAGGTGGGCTTTCCTTTCCAGTAGTAGGCGCAGTAGTCGTCTGGGAAGTGTTCAGGTGCCTCCTTATGATACCAATTGGCATGAAGCCCATTGGGAGCAAGGACCAGAGTGTGTCGCGTCTGGCTGTTGGCTATAATATCGAGCATGATCTTGGTTTTGCCAAGACCCTGCTCCAGGAACAGCCCTCCATATTCCTCATATTGGAATCGGAGTACCGCATCGAGCTGATGCTGGTAGGGCTTTACCTTAAAACGCATGTCTCCCGTCCTTTGTTCGTCCATTCGATGAATTTCTCTCGGTGAAAGTTAGGATACTCCCTGTCGAAAGCGATGGTTATTTCGGCTCGCACCAGATGCCACGCTAGTGTAGCTATCTCATCTTCTCTTGGGGGCCTCGCGAGCCGTAGGCTTTCGGCAACTACAATAAAATCTTTGCGTGTCATTTTTTATAGAATTGGTCGTTCCAGCTCTTCCGTTTCGCGGGAGCTTTATTTTTGCTTATCAATTTATCTAGAGCCTTGTCTAAAGCGTCTTGGTTTACGTCAGGCGCGGGGGGTTCGACAGTATCCCCGGTTCCATCCGTTACGCGAGGTAAAGTCACCGGTCGCCATACTCCAGTCTCTGGATCCTCTCTACGAATTGGCGGCGGATCTACGACCGTTTCAATAGTCTCTCTAGTGGTAGTATCATAAGTAATGTAAGTCTCATGATTCCCATCCGTCAAATCACCCGTACCGTCTACCGGATTATCTTGGGGATCGAGAGCTTCTAGCAGCATCTCATCTTCATGGGTGATCTGTTCTCTAGGGAGTCTGAATGCTCTTGGTAAAGTTATATTGTCGTCTACTTCGGCGGGTATCATGACGACGCCCGTGCGCGCTAGACCTGTTCTTATTCGGTTTGAAGCTCCTATATGGTCATCTATGCGAGTGGTAATATCAGGCCCAGACACATACTTATATCTATCGATTAGTTGATTATGCAGTATTTGTTGAGTTAAAAGATCATCATACTCTGTATCCCTGTCTTGAGCACTAATGCCGAATCGTCTAGTATACGACGAACGAACACGCGTGGCTTCTGCCCCTATAACATACTGATACGAGCCGTATATAGTTATCAAAGGAATCATTTCCAATGGTCTATATATAATATTGTTTACGTTCATTATATGATATAATATAAGCCTAATGGTGGTCCTATCTAGACCACTTTGGATATTATATAATAGAGAGTGATGTTCGCGTCTTTCAGGGACATAGTATCTGACGTGCAGTAAATAGAATCCTAGATACTGGAAAACGTGGGCTTGTTTTAGTTCGCTTCTCATATACTGGGGAAACTGTAATAGTTCTGGGTTAAGGGCTCCATCAGGAACAGGTTCTTCTTGGCGCGGGTGCATGCGACATAGAATGTCCTATGCTCCGCGTCTGGGTTCTCTTCGTATTCTTTCCAAGTAGTCCATGCCATATCAGGCAGCACTACTACGTTGTCGGCCTCCCGACCCTTGGTCGCGTGGATCGTAGTGACCTCGATTCGGTCAGCCGCTTCTACGCCGCCATCCAAATTCATCAGCTTCACGGCAAGTCTCGTATCTATGCTGAAGGCTTCCCACCACGGCTCCGCAGTGATTAATCCGAAATCGTCTTTGAGCTGCTGATAGTCCAGCATCTCCCCGTCGTTGATCGAATCGAGCACGTTCTTGAAGCCCTTCTCCACCTTGGTTCCGGTCTTCAGGAAATTCCGATAGATCAGCTTGGCCTCGCGAGCCAGAATAGCCTCTCCTTTGTCAAGCTGCTCCCACGCTTTTATGCACTCCACCAGATTATCGGGCAGCGCGCTATTGGAAAGCGACTTGAACAGCAGGCCACGGGATTTCAGAGAATCCTCGATGGCTTCGAGGAAGCAACGGTTGCGAGCTATGATCAGCCAATTGCCTTTGCTCATATCCAGCTCGTCGAGATACATGATATCCTTGATCGTACCCTCCGACGCATCGGGCTGGGCGCCCACGGTGTAGGCGGATTTGCTCTGGATACGCTCGGCTATCTTCTCGGCGTAATTAAGTATCGCGCGGGGCAGACGGTGGCAGGTTTCCAGAACCTCCCGATCACCCTTTCGATTGATTAGGCTGTCCGGACAGGCTCCAGAGAATTCGTAAATGGCCTGCTTGTCGTCGCCAGCGATATACATGCCCTTCACAACCTCGCTCAGAAGCTCTAGGATCCGCCATTGGAGCTTAGAGAGGTCCTGGGCCTCATCCACGATCAAGTAGTCCACATCGAGCGTTCTGCCCGCTTTGAGGAAGTTCTCCAGCTGGTCGCCGAAGTCGATCTTGCCCGTTATTCGCTTGAATTCGCGATAAGTCTCGGAGAAATGACGCAGAACCTGCGGAGATTCCGCAAGATTAGGCTGCCGCTGACATACCTCCTCGAACGATAGCAACGCATTGCGGCGAAGATTCTCCAGAGAGAGCAGACGATTGCCTCGGCTCATCTGAACCAGAGCAGCTCCGCTATTGGCGCTGAACCCGCTGAATCCGGAAATCTTGTAGCCCAGAATCTCGCTCAGCTCATCGTAATCGAGCTTCCCGAGCATCGGACGCTGCGGGGCGTTGCGATAGCAGAGGCTGTGAAGCGTCCGGAAATGCTTGAACTGCTCAGGCAGGACGCTGGGGAACCTCTTACAGGCTCTATCAATGGCTTCATTGGCTCCAGCGTTAGTGTAGGTGGTGTAGATTATTCGTTCGGGCGGCGTATGCTTTAGAAGCTCTTCGAGTATATTCAAAAGAGCAGTCGTCTTGCCTGTGCCTGCGGAGGCTACTAGTATTTTGGGCGTCATTAAAAGGGATCTGGGTTATCTATATGGGTTTCTGGAAGCTCGGGAACAGGCTCATACACGCTTTCATGCAGCTCCCAGCAACTAATCGTAGTGTTTCCAACATGCGGCTTCCGGAGCTTGCCCTTGTACTTCTTGCGCAGGAGCGCGCAGACATCCGTTCGGCTCATCTCCCTGAAAGCTCGTCGCTCCAGAAACTTCATCAGCGCGCTGCCTCGAAACAATACGCACTCGTTGCGAATGTAAGGCAGCTCCCTGCGAAGCACTTCAGGATCGCCTTCCTGGGCCTGCGAAAGGTACTCGGACAACAGCTCATGGAAGATTCCAGTTTCAGTAAGCTCCTCGGGAACGTGGATCTTCTCGCAACTCTGCATGATCGATCCGATATTCTCAAGCCACTCGCTCTGCTTGTAGGGCTGGAATACCGTGTTGAGCACTTCCATCGCCCGCTTGTTGAATTTATTGAAATTGTATAGCTCCTCGGTAGTGAGCTTCATCTCCTTGTCATCGATAGTAAGGTACCAGATGGGAGGATCAGTCTCTAGCTTGCGGAGACTGCGGTTCGAGGGGACGATCTCATCCTTGCCGATGCCAAAGGTCTTGGTCTTGCATACCCTAGCATTGCAATAGGAGCAAAGAGGCTGCTTAGAGCAGCTGTAGCGGTAGTCTTTGCGGGCATAGCTCTTCTTGATCACGCTTAGCTCGTTGTCCGTGAGCGGCGTCTCGAACATCTGATTGGCCTCATTGAGCTTGTCTTGCCAACCCTCGCCCACGGATTTTTTGAGATACACGGCCACGTTCGAAAGCGTGACGTTACGGGAGTCGTTCTCTTGGGTTCGCTCGGCGAAGATGTAGTTCAGGCAGGGAGGGCCGTTCGGAAACACTTCTCCCACCGATGGGACTGCCAATTCTCTAAATGCGGTGATAGAGAGTGTTCGCGCTCGGGCGTACTCTATAAAATCGGCGGCTCCAAGGGAGGAGCCTCCGTCATTAGTCGCATAGCGTAGCGAAGCTTCTCCATCGTAAGGCATGGACAGGGCGTTTCCGAAGTCCGAGTCGTTGTCATTGCTGCCTAGCTTAACCTGTTTCGGAAATATCTCAGCGTCGCCTTGACCAAAAAAGGCCGCGAAGCCTTCCAACTTCGCGACCATGTCTTTGGCTAAGACTTCCCGCTCCAGGAAAATATACAGATGGATTCCCCCTGACTTGGAGCGTCCCATTATGAAGGGAAGGGAATGCTCGGTTATCTTCCGCTGGATTTCCAGCCTGTCAACGGTACCGTCATAAGTATCGATGTCGACGGCTCCCCACGACACCATGTTGTTTGGCTTGATGGGGACGCAGCCGATGCTCTTTTCGCCAGAAAGGTGACGCTGCCAGACTTCGTCAGTCAGGTCTTCTTTGACGAACCACGTTCGGGAGTTGGCTTTGCCATTCTCGTCGACTCCAGCGAGGATATCAGTGCGGTTGTAGACATTCGGGTGGCTTCGGAAAAGCTCTTTAAACTGGGCAGCAAGAGTAGTGGTGTCGGGCATAGGATAAGTTCGCACTTTTGATTTTTAGGGAATTATCGGTATTAGCTAGTATCTTTATCAACAACTTACGTATTCCGATAACTTGAGTAGGTTTAAATTTTGTTACTTTAACATACTCTAAATAAACAAAAATAAAGGTATCAAAGTTATCCAAATACGTAACTCGTTGATACTCTATAAGACTTATACCGATAATTTTGCTTTTTTGAAATTATCCAAATTATCGGAAAAGCCCGATTCAGACTCCCTGAATCGGGCTGTATTGGTGTTTCCCTTGTTAGAATGGCGTTTCTTCAGATCCCTCTGAAGTCGACGCTTCCGCTAACGCTGGTCGATCCACTGGATCCGCCGACGGGAGGGATTCCACTGCATCAGTATGGGCAGCTTCCGCCTGATTCAGCAGAGCTTCATCTTTCTTGAAATCCAAGATTCTCGGCTCGGATACTTGAAAGTTGAAGTATTCTTGTCCCGCGCCGTTCTTTTCAGTCTTGGTGGTCAGCTTGAATGAACGAGCGAAGATTGGGGGTTTAGCGGCAATCTTAGGCCACTTGAAGGTAGCGATCTGCTTTGCCAGATCCCTTGAGACTCGGAGCTGGGTGCTCGTCATGGCTAGCATTCCGCGATGCCATTCCTTGTCCTGAAGATACAGAATCATGATGTACGTCGTGTACTTCAGCTCGTTTTCGCCGAGCCACTCGTCGTACTTCTTTTTCCGTCCCTTCTCGTA